TTGCTTTTCCATCTTCTTTCTTAACCATTTAGGCTGACCTGCCCGAAGTTCTTTCTTTCGCTGTCTTTTACGTTTTGCCCATTCTTCTATAGTTTCACCTTCTGGATCAAGCTCAGTATGGAACTGCGCTCCAAATCTTTCGTTCTTCTTCTCTGCCATCTTCCATTATCCCTCTACGGTTATTTCCTTCATTGGTTGCTTTGCAGGAAGCAATACGATGCCGTGCATGACCTCTCCGGTATGCTCGACTTCCTGTCGTTTAGATACACCAACACGATCTAAGATATCATTTGCTGCCTTCAGCCGCGTATCCATCTGTGATGAAGGAATAGAACCGTCTGCATCTAACGCTTCAGATATGCGATTAGCTGCTTTCACGGAAGAACCTATAAGATGGTTGCGAGTGTGATCTATGATTTCTTGCTTTAGGGAACGTACCAGCCCTCCGCGAGAACCGGGATGATAACCGGCTTCCTTAACTGCTTGCGTAATATTTCCACCATTTATAAGTAGATTATCTAAAAAAGTTTTTTGCTTATCTGTCAGTTCGCGCTTGGCCGGTACGTTCATAGTATATTCGCTTTTTCATTATAAATAAAAGGAGGATGGGTAATATCTTCACTAACAAAAGGTTTTTTCATCATGTGAGGAAGTGGATATTTTTCCAGCCTCTACTACTATTATAGGGGTAAAATCGCATTTTGTCAAGTGTTTTTTTCAAAAAAATAAAAAATAAAAAAGTGTAAAGTTAAGTCTTTGAAAGTATTAGCAAATAAACGACGATGTAAATTTTTACGTTTCCCAATTTTAAAAAAAAATATTTGCAGTGACTAAGAAATTTACATTGCCCCTTATTTGCTAACCTTTTCAATGGGTTACATTTGCTATATTTGCTGATAAAAAATAAATAAAAAAAAGACTTGACAAAATCAGTTTTTACCTGTATAATAGTATATATACGGTTAAGGGTTATATGTGTAGATAGGGTAGTACTAATTAGATACAGCGAATATATGATGGACTAATTAGACACAGCAAATATATGAGGGACTTTTGGGTCAGCAAATATAGGTTGTTTTTTATTTATTATCATACGCTTTAAAAATACACATTTTCTGTCGGTATTGCGTATATTCATACGCGGGGGGGCGGGTGGCCCATGCAACCCCAACCCATTGATTTATATATGTTTTTTATTGTGACATTATTAACACAACATAGAACCGACTATCTATACTATGACCAAATCGGGTTATGGGCAGTTTTCCGCTAGTTTCTGACCTCTCCCGTCGATCCAGATTATGCCTATATTCGCTGTACTGGTGGTGTATCCTACTGCACGTCACATGACACATGCGCGCACGCACGCGATAGGTCCAACAAAATATTGAGGGCTGTTCAGTTTCAGGAAAGAATATGGCGGGCTGTAATTTATACAAACCCGCCACAAGTTCTAAACTGATAAGCCAGACAAGCCAGCCTGTTATGTTGTTATCGTGTCATCCTCACTGGTGGGCGACTTGTGCACATACTCGACATCATCGACTATGGTCGCAGTCTCATCAGGCTTAAGAAATATGGCATTGACGGTACAGCGCAGATAGTTGCGCGTGTCCAGATGTTTGAAGTTTAGACGGGTGCGCCACTCTGCCCCGTCATTATCCTCATGCCATACGCGCTCTGCATACATGAACATGTAATAGCCTGCCCAGTTTATCGCGGTCTGGTTGCTGGATAGTACGTGCTCCTTAATGGCGATCGAGAATGCTACAGCGCCATCCATCTCAGCAAATTCGGTATCAGGATATTTTGTATCTAGTACCTCCTCAAAATACGGCGCAGTATTTTTGTTCCGCCGTTCGTGTAGCCATTTCAATGCAGACATCTATTCAGCCTCCCGTATTTTACCAGTCAGTTTATACCCAGAACGATAGGCAGCGTTTAAGATTTGCGCAGCCAATACGTCATGGTTGCAGTTATCGCAACAGCGACCTTCTGCAAGTGGTTCGGCATTGTTGCCTTGATCCCATTGCGTCAATGGGTCTTTTCTTATTTCCTGTTTGCACAATACACATTTCATAGTCGTTTTTCCTTTCATGAAAAGATAACGGCGACAGTATAAACCGCCGCCGTCATTCTTCACAAGCTACAATTTAGAACAGAATAATTATTACAGAAATTACTGCGACTATCATACAGCATTTCCATACCAAGAGTATTGGACCTTCCATTTATGCTGCAATCATTGATTCTTGTGAGAGGAAATCTTGTGCCACTTGCAGGGCTTTCTCCTTTCGGTCTATTTGCTGTGGATAGAACACCCGATTAATATGGTTATCTATATCGCTGCTTCCTTTTTGTGGTACGTGATCCTCAATATATCCCACTGTATTAACAGCACCCCAAAGCGTCCCTTCAGAGCTTTTCAAATTCCAACCGGGATTATTGTCATTAGAAACAGGGGTGGCGATATCTAAATCAAACTCCTCCTTTTTTCCGCCTGCCTCTAAATAATCAACGTATTCCGTTAACTTTCTGTTTTCCTCCTCAGCAATTTCTTTTCTTCCTTTTTTCTTTTGGACATCCTGACCTCTAAACAAGAGATTGGCGCGATTTATAATTGGCCAGTCTTCAAGTTTGTGAGTTTTCTTGTTTTCTCTTTTTTCCTCTTTACTGTACACCTTTCGGAAAAATTCGGAAACTCGTTCAGGACTTAAATTACACCTAGCCATTAAAGCGCAAACTTTTTCATATTCTTCTGCCTCTTGTTTGACCATTCGGACAGCATCTTGCATTTTTTGAACATCAAACGGTTCTTTGTGGCTGTCCCTTATCATTTGTTGTGCCTTTCTAAGAGCAGCGCGAAGAGTATTAGCGCAAACAACTCTGATTGGCGTAAATGTTGCGGTATTGGCATCCTTTCCAGAAAAATGGATAGTGAATAATAGAAAATTATTTACAACATCCTCCCCCGGTAATTTGAAGCCTTCTCGCAGCTCTGCTAATACCCAGACCTTGCGACCATTGAACAAAGAACCAGCAGTGTGCAATTTCATTTCTCCACTTTTCAAAAACGGATCGAAAACAGCAAACATATCTGAAGTCTGGCGAATGGTGTAACCTTCATCGGTGACGGGTATTGTACTCAACTTCGCACCGTCTTCCCTTCGAATAAGGTGATATTCGTTCTTGACTGTTTTGCCACTAATAAAGTTATTCGACTGAAGTAGTCTTTCGTTTAGTGTTAGAACTCCTTTCTCGTTCTCATCATAGATTTGATTTTGTAGGATACTATCATACTTCAGCGATATTTTATCCACCGTCCAATCTAGTTCAGCCGCTTTCATAAATGCGACCCCGTCTACCAGATCCTCCTCATTAGTTATTTGATGGCCAAGACCATGCCAAGGTACTTTACCAAAGAAAGCCATAGATTCTACTTCATGCATAATAAAATGCTCCTTTATAAAACGGATAGCGGTTTTTCTCTTCATGCTGCGCAGGTTACAGCGCCGCTATCCTCCTGCGTTTACTGCACCCACTATTGAGCGCATACGGTATCTTGTACACTATGCCGCAAACCGCCGCAACAGCTCATTGGCATTATCTAATATGAATGGATGTTTGCGTTTCCTCCCTTTTCCCTTAACTGATAGTGTAATTATTTTATTTGTACCGTCACGAAATCTTAAATCGCTTTCGTCACCGCACACAATTTTTCTTCCCAGTACGGATGTTCCCGGTTTCGGTACGTTATGAAATGGTACGGCTATATTTGTGTTACGGTCTAACAAAATGTTAAATTGGCGTCTGGTTGTATTTTCTGATAACGAATATGTTGTGTGCCAGTTAACAAATTTATCTGACATTCTCAAGCGAGACATACATTTAGTATAATCATAAAATTGTATGTCAGCGTAATCTTTAACAAAATGTTTGGCTATTCCGATATCAGTTGTACCATCTAGACGAAAACACGGAATAAGATCATTTTTCTTTGACCATTTAATCGCTGATATAATGTCCCTGTTAACAAGCTGTAAGAACTTCTCCCGTTCTTCAAAATACATTACAGTGCGGTTAATTCGTGCTTGTTGTACGTTTGGAAATATACCCATTCCAGCATAAAATATACACAATTCACGACAACCGGCAGAGCTACCAGCGCAAGCATTATGTCCGCTTAATTTATGTGGTGAGCCAAACATAACAAAAGAACTGTAACCGTATTTTTCGCCCTTTGGTGTTTTAGCGTTATCGTATGTTAAGATTTTGCCGCGCCACTTAGACATTGTTAACAGACTCCTTGCGTAAATCGCTGACATACTCTAGCGAAGTTTTCATCTTATCAACGTACTGTTGGTTATGATATGAGAATATTCCGTCAGCTATGATATGTTCAACTAGAGTAGAATAAACAAAATCTAGCTTTTCTTTATTGCATGTATTTACAGGAATAAGAAAATTACAAACACTGCAACGTGTTGTCTTCTTGTCGTATTCAATCTCTGGGTAAGTTTCGCTTTGTTTAGTCATCTTTCACATACAACCCATCTAATTTGTTGCCCCATTTAGTTATAAAGTTTTCTAGCTGCTCTACTTCTTTTTGTGCTTGTAGCTGTGCACATAAACCGTCTAGTCCTGCAAGTAAACGTCCATGATGCAACCATTCTGGTTGTGAGTATTTTTCTAACAAATAGTGTGCTTCTCCTAAAATTGTAGCATCAGAATATTCTTCTATTTTACAATTGTCATCTGTACTAATACAATCAAGCTGATATTCTAGCTCTTCGCAATCTAAGGCGTCTTTAAGAAATTGTCGCATTTGCTGTCCCCTATAAGGTGCGCCCACTATACCAAATCCACAACCCCTGTCAAGTGCTGTTAACAACATTCTAGTTAAGGATTATCTGTAGTGTTTCCTTACTGATGTTGACAAGCCAGCCGCTGAACGCTACCGTGAAAACGACCCAGTAATGACAGTGAGGGGGTAGGGTGTCGAGCTAACAAAAGTTAGAGGCTAACAAAAGTTTGGAGCTAACAAAAGTTTGGAGCTAACAAAAAAAAAGATGACATCACCACTTGACAAGCCCTTGACAAAGGCGTATGTGGTGTATACAATCCCCCATATGGATAGTACCCATACTTGGAGACGAAAGTGACTAACAACAAAAAGCAGTGGAAGTACAACCCCATTGCCAAAGACTTAGCGACAACGAAATATCGACAGCGAATAAAGCGCCACAAGTCACCTTATGATGATGATCAATTCGACATCAAAGATGAGTTGGATGAGTATTTTAAGGACAAAGATACCGGAGAAAAAGATGACGTTTAGCCATACAAATATGACCATTAATATGCACGGCTTAGATAAAGTTACTGTAGGTAATCCTCAATATTTGGATGATCCTATTGGTGTTGTTTATCGTAAAATACGGTTTCACAAAGACAACAGTACTCTTGTAATTACTGTTTTTGGTAAAAAAAATGAATCTATGCGTGTTGAATTTGTTGATGAAGAAAATTAGTTTAACCGTAGTGACTAAGAATGATAGGACATTTAAGCGTCATACTGAGGAGCTGGACGATAACTTGCCAGTCAGGTATGTAACGTGTTGCTATTTATCTTCTATGGTTAAAAGAAGGGGTCTGGTGAATTTATACCGTGAAGCCTTGATCGGCTAAATCGACTAAGCGGTAGCAGCAAGTCGATTGCTGTAGTGAGAGGTTCGATTCCTCTCCCCCTTCACTTTAATAATTTGGGAGAATTAAGTGACTATACTTTACAGAAAACATTCTAATGGTGTTGGTGCTATTTTAAAATACACGTTATACGGGAATGACGTAAACGAACTAAATGAATGGAAAGAAGATTTCCTTAACAGGTATGAACTAGGATATTGTGCAAAATGTTCTGATCCCATTCCATATGATTATGATGGTGTGGAACAGGGGTGGGGAACTCACGAATTTAATAAGGATGATGTAATACATAATATGTATGCTGAACGATGGACATCCTGTGATTAGTTAAGTTAATGGTTAACAAAAAAGAAAGAAGTAATAAGTTAATGGTTAACAAAAAGAAAAAAGCGTACTTCAATACTCCGACTGTAGTTGAACAGGAAGAAGTTGTGCGTCCTTACGATGGTAAAACTGTTGTATGGGAAAAACGGTTTATGCCAGAGTTGGTTGATGGTTACAAAAGAATAAGACGAAAAGAATATTGTAACCCTTATTTCTGGGTAATAACTGAAGTGAAAGGTAACAAAAATGTCTAGCTGGTATGACGAACTTGGTGTTAGAACAACGGAGGAGATACTAACAGAAATGTCAGATACCTTAAAACCCTTAACGGAAGAGGACATCCTTAAAATGAATGTTAAGGAACTACAAACGCAACTTAATGAAGCACATACTAAAATACATCAGCTTCATGATATTATCAATGAGATGCATAGTTTATCACAAAAGTCAATTGATAATCTTATTAAATCTGTTAACACGGGCTATAGTAGATGGGAGTTGGATAAGAAAAATGGGCAAGGTTAAATCTTGGATGATGGACATGGAAGAACAGGTTGATGATGCCATTTCTTCTGGAAGAGCAAACAGCGAAGATGCTGTACTTGAGTACGTACAGGATAATATGGAGATAGTTGATAAAAACTTTGTAAGGGAGTATGCTAAAAAGCGTTTGGGAGTTCCTAAAAACGGATACAATGTTTGGGATTAAATGCCATGAGCGCAGAAGAAGATTGGAAAAATAGCTACAAAAAATTACAGAAGATTAAAGATGCTCAAAAGGAATGTACTGTTTGTGGGTGTCCTATAACAAAAAAAGACCACGATGAATATAAGATGTGCCCGTGGTGTTATGCTGAATCTATAATCGATAGTGGAGGAGGTGGAGTATTCTAAAAGCGACACTCATATCTTTTGTTTGTATTCTTTTATTGTATTCTATATTAATTAACTGGAGACCTTATACAACAGAACCTTTATTTAGTTTTGATTGTTGTACATGGGTAAAGAAGGAGAAACTTGAATGACTCTTTTAAAAAGAATGATACACAAATTTAAAGAATGGCTTAACAAGAATAATGAACCGAAGTACTTATCTGGTAAAAACAGAGCCGTTAAGCACGAACGTGATCGACAAAGGTATCTATCTAGTAAGAGTAAAAAGATATGACACCTTATGAGAAACTAAAACTGCTAAGAGAAAAAGTAGAAAGAGAAAAGGATAAAATACTACCTATTGATAAGCAACTAATTATAAATAACTTAAAAAATGTATATGATCCTGAAATTACTAGTGTTAGCATTTATGAATTAGGTCTTATTTATAATATTGATATTGATGAAAAAGAAGGATCAGTTAAACTTACGCATACACTAACAAGTGCTTGGTGTCCATTTGCGGATGAAATTATTCATGCTATACATAAAGCGTGTGAGGTGGAGAATGTTGATTCTATTGATATAATCACAACATTTGATCCACCGTTTAGTATGGAAAAGGTTCCAGAAGAAACACGATTAATTATGGGATGGTAAAATGATTGACTGGCATGATTTCTTATTAGGATTTCTATGGGGAACTACACTTAGTATGCTTTTGGTATATTCTCTATTGTAGAAGGAGTAACAAAATAAATATAATCTCACAAAGATACTTTTGGGAAAAGAAGGTAGAACGCTTCATCCAAATGTTTTTATATGGAAAAGATACACCAGAAATGTTTATACGTAATATGTTGCACATGGGATTTAACGAAAACGATGTGTGTAACTTTTTAGAGGAGTGTGCAGATGAATAAAAAATATATTATAATATTCTCTTCTGTTGTTGCTATTTTAGTAGCAGGGGGAGTAGGGGCTAACGCTTTAATCATAGCTAACTGTAATTATGATCCAGCAACTGGTAATTACATATACAAAGGAGAAGAAGCTGCTCATGGTACTATGGACAGCGCACTTGACTGTGCATTGTCTGGGCTTCTTTCCAAGATAGTGTCTGACAGGCTGGGGATGTATGGTGATGAGCCAACAAAGGAACAGTCACGTAAGATTATAGAGACTAACAAAATTAATAAGGAGAGAGCGAATGAGTAGTCTTGTACATATAACAATATTAAAGAATGAACTTCTCTGGCTAGAGGAGAATGCGTCACTTGTACAGCGTCTTAAAAGAGCGGTTATTAGAGAATATTTAAATAGTCGCGTAAAGACACTTTCTAAAGAACTAGCTGATCATAGAGCGGCTAAGAAGTTACTAGAGAAAGATAAAACAACTCGCGTCTTAATTAAAAAGAGTAAAGAAATTCAAGAACCCGAATGAATATCAAATCTCTTTCCAGTAACATTGACAAGATAGAAAAAACTATCGAAGAGTTTAGAGAAAAAGAGTTGACATTCGGGTCTGCTCATGCTATACTGGTTGAGTTTGGTTACAGCAAAAATGAAGCGTCAGTTATCTTGGATAAGATAGTGGAAGACAGAAATGCCTCTCGTAGTTGACATTGAAACTGATTCGTTACAAGCTAACAAAATATGGGTTGTTGTAACAAGGGACACCAAAACAAATGAAATACGTAGTTTTAGAGAACCTGTGGGATTTACCAATTATATTAGAGATTACGATACGTTCATCGGACACAATCTTCTGTCTTTTGACGTTCCAGTTTTAAATAGGTTATGGGGTACACATATCAAGCTATCACAAATTGTAGATACGCTGATACTGTCACAGTTATTTAATCCTAATCGTAAGGGTGGTCATTCGTTAGATAATCTAGCTCAACTAGCAGGTTGTAAAAAAATAAATTTTTCAGACTTTTCAGAGTATTCTGAAGACATGCTAAAGTATTGCATTAATGATGTAAAAATTACTCACAAAGTTTACAAGTATCTTCTCACCTATGAAAGTCACGGATTTTCAAAGAGAAGTATAAGTCTTGAACATAAGATAAGACAAGTAATAAACAAACAACAATACTATGGGTTTCTTTTAGATACTAAAAAAGCTATACAATTACTTTGTGAAATAAAGAATAAAAATGAAAAAATAGAAAAAGAAATAAGAGGTTTCTTTAAACCTAAAGTACGTCCAATTAAAGATATAGTAGTTAAACGTAAAAAGGATGGAAGTATATCTAAAGTTGGTTTAAATCATATTGAGAATTTAAGATACTTAGGAGGTAATCATACTACCATAAGGTATGAGGAATTTAACTTAGGCTCTCCTAAACAAATAGTAGAGAGAATGGAAGAGTACGGGTGGGAGCCTATAAAATTTACTCCTAAAGGATCACCTAAAGTATGTGAAGAAAATCTTGAAACGCTTCCACCTACTGCACCTGATGCAGTTAAGAAGTTAGCACTGTGGAAGGCTCTTGAAACACGGTGGAAGAATATTGATAGTTGGATTGACGCATCCACTGATGACGGCAGAGTACACGGTAAGGTATTTACGATGGGCGCTGTAACTGGACGTATGACACATTCTGAACCAAACATGGCTAACATCGTTTCATCATACAAACAGTATGGCAAAGAATCTAGAGAATGCTTCATAGCGCCAAAAGATTATGTATTGGTTGACACTGATGCATCAGGTCTTGAACTTAGAATGTTGGCTCACTACATGAATAACGATGAATTTACTAACGAAGTTGTTAATGGTGATCCGCATACAGCAAATATGAAGGCTGCTGGATTGTCAACAAGATCAGAAGCCAAGACATTTATATATGCTTTTTTGTATGGTGCAGGAGCGGAAAAGATAGGTTCTATAGTTGGAGGAAATCCTAATATTGGTGCTCAACTAAAGAAAACATTTTTATCCAATATGCCAGAATTAAAATTATTACAATCAAAAATTATTAGTGAAGCAAAAAAGAAAGGATATCTTAACGGAATAGATGGTAGACGTATACATATTCGCTCACCCCATGCTGGATTGAACACGCTGTTACAGGGCGCGGGAGCGATAGTATGCAAGCAGTGGGCGATAGAGATAGATCGAAGGGTACGTCAGGAGAAATTGGATGCCCATCTGGTGTGCAGCATTCATGATCAATATGTTTATGAAGTTCATGAAAAAAGTGTTGACAGGTTCAAGGAGGTTTGTCATACTGGTATCGAACAAGCTGGGCAATATCTAGAAGTTAGATGCCCACTATCATGTGATATCGGTATCGGTAAAACTTGGTATGAAGCAGAGCATTAATACAACAGAAAAGGAGATATGCTTATGATTTTACGTGGTCAGGCTTTTTGGCCTAAAGTGTTTGAAGGTTCTCTAAAGCCTCAAGATAAAGGTAAATATCAGGTTGATATTTGTCATTTGGACGAAGATACTGTTAAAAAACTAGAGGATAGTGGTTTAACTGTTAAAATTCATGATCCAAAAAAGGAGCATTACAAAGGCACTTATATTACTGCTAAAGGTAATCGTCCACCAAAGGTTTTTGATGCCGCTAAACGCCCGTGGAATCCAAAGATTCTTATTGGTAACGGTTCTAATGTCAAAATTTCCGCTATGCCATATGATTGGACGTTTGAAGGTAATTCGGGTAGAAGTCTTGGTTTAAATCAGTTGATGGTTGTTGAACATGTTGAGTATGTGGTTGATGAGTTAGAAGCAGAAGAGGAGGTACCATTCGACGACGAAGATGACGTAGAAGTTTAGTAAAGAGTTATACTAATGGTAGGGGTTAGTCACAACGGGGGCTAACATTTGGAAAGGTGAGGGATGGGCCTTTCCTATTTAAAAAATTTAAAGGTACACCGTAATGAAAAGCATAGACACTCTTGTAAAAGATATATATGAAATCATAGATGAAGGTACGGAAGTGCATGAGGAAGACATGGAGTTCTTCCTTAATTTTATTCGTGATGAAACTGTCAACTTCTTCAGTAAAGAAGAAAGAATTAAAAACCGTAAACCTACTATAAGAATGTCTAACATCGGTAAAGAACCACGTAAGATGTGGTATGATTTTTATGAACCAGTTGAGCGTGAGTTGAAACCGAATGAGCGAATAAAGTTCTTTTACGGACATATATTAGAGGCATTCTTATTGTTTCTGTGTAAAGTTGCTAATCATGATGTACGTGACATGCAGCGTGAAGTTGAACTTAATGGTATCAAAGGACATATTGACGCTGTCATTGATGATGTTGTTACTGATGCAAAGAGTTCTTCAAGTTTTGGTTTTCGTAAGTTTAGTCGCGGTGACTTATTTAGTGATGATCCATTCGGTTATCTGTATCAAATCTCTGGATACATACAAGCTCTTGGTATGGAGCGGGGCGCATTCTTAGCTATTGACAAGCAGTATGGTGATCTGGCATTATTGCCTATTGAGGATATGGACGTTCTTGATGCATCATCGCGTATAGACTATTTGCGTGATGTATTATCTAATAAAGAACAACCTCCCGAACGATGCTACGATGAGGATGTAGAGAACAACGGAAATAAGTCGTTGTGTTCTCAATGCAGATGGTGTCATCATAAGTATAATTGCTGGTCTGACTCAAATGGAGGAGAAGGTTTGCGTACCTTTAATTATTCTAAAGGATACAGGTACTTTACTCACATAGAGAAAGAGCCACGAGTTGATGAAGTAATATGAAAAAGAAAATACATATAAATATGCACAAGATTCGTGCTAATAAGAAACACGGTTTTAATGAACCAGTTGTTACGGTTAAAACTTACAAGAGTAATAAATATGCTCATGAAGTTGAAATATTAGGACCAAGTAAGGTAATTTATTCACCGGACAAACCGTTATCTTGTGGTGCCAGAGTGTGGATTGAAACTAATTCTGAAGTTATTCTTGATGGCAAAAAATTGGAGGCGTTATGAATAGATACGTAAAGACGCACCAGCCTTGTCCTGACTGTGGTAGCAGCGATGCTCTATCCTACTATGCAAATGGAAATACGTACTGTTTTTCATGTGGAGAGCTACATAGAAATTCTGCCTCTACTAGTTTAAAGGAAAAACTAATGAAAGAACATAAAAAGCCTGTGAATATGGAATATCAAAAAGGAGTAGAGTGCGATATACAGGAAAGAGGTATTTCAAAGAATACGTGTAAATTCTTTAATGTTACAAAGGGAGCATCTCATTGGTATTTTCCGTATTATGATGATGAACGAAATCACATAGCAAATAAGAAAAGAAGTATAACTGATAAGAAATTTCTATCTCAAGGTCAATTATCTTCTTCTACCTTATTTGGTCAGAACCTTTTCAATGGTGGTAAATATATCACAATTACAGAAGGTGAGATTGATGCACTATCTGTCTTTCAAATGATGGGTAGTAAGTGGCCTGTTGTATCTATAAAGACAGGCGCTAAATCCGCTGTATCTGATGTATCTGCAAACTACGATTATTTTAATCAGTTTGATAACATTAAAATATGCTTTGACAATGATGAGCCGGGAAAGAAAGCAGCAAAAGAAGTTGCTGAACTTCTGATGCCAAAGACGCACATTATTAATCTTAACATGAAAGATGCTAATGAGTATCTTATCAATGGTGAAGAGAAACAGTTTCAGCAAATGTGGTGGGATTCTAAAAAGTATACACCAGAAGGAATTGTCGCTGGCTCTGATATGTGGGAGACTATTGTTGCTGGCCCCACTGAAAGTTCTGTTAAGTATCCGTACAAAGGATTAAACAAGCTTACATTTGGTATACGTATGGGTGAGCTAGTAACCATAGCGGCTGGTTCTGGTCTTGGAAAGTCTTCTTTCATGCGAGAGATTGCCTACCATATCTTAAAGAATACAGAACATAGTGTAGGCTTAATGTTTATGGAAGAGAGTGTTAGGCGTACAGCACAAGCTGTAGTCGGCTTGGATATGAATAAGCCTATACATCTTCCAGACTTTGAGTATACTGAAGATGAGCTAAGAACTGCTTTCAATAATACTTTAGAGACAGATCGTCTGTTTTTCTTTGATCACTTTGGTAGCAACTCAATCAATAATATTGTATCCCGTGTTAGGTATATGGTACGGGCGCTGAAGTGTAAGTATATTTTTCTTGATCACGTTAGTATTCTTGTATCTGATCAGTCTAACATGGATGAGCGTAAGGCTCTTGATGAGATAATGACTCGACTACGCACGTTGGTACAGGAGTTGGACATCTGTATGTTCGTAGCCTCCCATCTCAAACGTGTCGATTACGGGCATGAGGAGGGCGGTAGAGCCAAACTTCATCAGCTTAGAGGGTCAGGGTCTATAGGGCAGCTATCGGACATTGTACTGGGCCTTGAGCGCGATGGACAGGCTACTGACATGCGTGAACGTCATATGACAACAGTGCGCGTAATAAAGAATAGGTTCAGCGGACTTACGGGGCCGTCTAATAAACTATTCTATGATTTGAATACAGGAAGGTTACATGAGATTGCATTAACTCCTGATGAGGAATTAGAAGCGGAAGATTTTTAAATGATCATATATCAAAAGCGTGTTTATCCAGAAGATTTAGAAGCTAATCCCAATGTGTACTATATGTTTGCTGATAACGATAAGAGAGGAGGTCACTGGAATTTTAGAGGTTATAATAATTTTATTGGCATTCGAATAAAAAATGATGAACACGCTTTTGATAATTCCTACTGGTCAGATACAACTTATGCTGATAATGTTAGTAAGATACACCCAGACTTTGAAAGTGTACAAACCCTTCTAAAGAATCAAGTTCCAGTTGTATACAGCGAACAAACATTCAATATCAACATTACAGAATACAGAAGTAAAAGTCCTAAGACATGCATATACATCGAAAAGTATTTAGATTTTTTACAAGATAAGTGGAGTAAAATATATGAAGGAAATATCAGTTTCTAATGAGGTTATAGATATTGCCCGTGAGAAGGCTAAAGAATTAGGTAACATACGAAAGTCCATCACTGCTGGTGGAGGAAATGTTGCTGGTTTTATAGGCGAACATCTGGCACAAAGCGTATACGGTGGAGAAATGATTAATACATTTAAATACGACTTAGTGTTGCCAGATGGTCGCCGCATTGATGTAAAGACGAAGCGTAGCACAGTAGTACCTCAAGAACATTATGATTGTACTGTTACTGATTTTCAAATTGATTATGATTGTGATGGATATATATTTGTTAGAGTATTACGTACCTATGAGAAAGGATGGGTTTTAGGATATATCAGCAAAGATGATTTTAAAAAGAAAAGTATATTTAAAAAAAGAGGAGAAAGAGACGGGAAGTATACCTATAAGCATTCGTGCTATAATGTAAGGATAAATGATTTAGTTTCTCCATGAAATACAAATCAAACCTTGAAAGGAATATAGCGAATGTTCTGAATAAGTATTCAGTATCTTTTGAATATGAACCTACTCGCTTATCCTATCAGCCTAAACCGAGAACGTATATTCCTGATTTTTATATTTCTGATAAAGAATTTTATATAGAGGGTAAAGGATACTTTCATGATGGGTATGAGAGAACAAGACATTTGCTGATACGTGATCAGTTGGGAGTTGATGTAAAGTTTGTATTTCAAAATCCAAATACCAGAATAGGAAAAGGATCAAAAACCACTTACGCTGATTGGTGCGAAAGATATAAGTTTGAATATTCTGATGTAAACATACCAAAGAAATGGTTTGAATAATGAATGATGATGAAGACTTAACAGAGGAAATATTTGAAATGATAAAGCACATAGCGGATGTGTATGAAAATCTTCCAGCAGAATCCGTAGCTCTTATCATGACCAGAAAGATTATTGGTGCACCAGAAGAACATGATATAGATGATAAAATTGATCTTTCTTTATTAAAGGAGCAAGTTTCAATTAATGTTATTGACAATCTTGATAAGGGTTCTGAGAATAGTATGGTTTTCTTCTTAACTCACGGTTTAATAGAATTGATTGGAGAAAATTTTGATGAAGTTATTGAAATGGGTCAAAATAGGGTTAAGCAGTTAATCTTAGATAACACGGAAGAAGATGAAGATGGTAATAGAAAATTTTTAGATGGTGTTAATAATACAGATGCTACTATTATAAAGTTTTCTGATTACAAGAAGAAACTTCACTAGAAAGGTATATAATGTATACTACATATGGAATGGAATGGTCAGGAAAAGAGAATAAAGATGACCAAATTAATAGTCCAGAACATTATAACAATAATAGTATGGAAACTATTGATCTAATACGAAATAGTATGGAACTAAAAGAATTTAGAGGTTACCTGAAAGGTAATATTATAAAATATGTTAGCAGATATCAGTATAAGGAAAAAGAAAATCCTGTTAAAGATTTGTTAAAGGCACAATGGTATCTGAATAAACTTATAGAGGATATGAAGAATGATGGGTAAGAGCGAGACGATACAAGATAAGCTACATATATTTCATCGTGCCTTTAGACATCCAGTTGGTCTTAAATATCCTAAACCTTCTGCTTTAATGGATGGTGAAAAAGATTTAAGAAGGACTCTAATACAGGAAGAATTTAGGGAATTGATGTATGCTATTAGTAATGAAGAAGATGAAGAAGTTCTTAAAGAACTCTGTGATCTGGTCTATGTGTGTGTTGGCTTTGCTGTCACTTACGGCTGGTCTTTTGATACTGCATTCAATAGAGTTCACCTGTCGAACATGTCAAAGCTTGACAGAGACGGCAATCCAGTGTATAGGGAGGATGGTAAAGTGGTTAAGTCTGACTGCTATGAACCACCGAAACTTTCAAATTTAGTGAGATGATACAACCCATTATTTTATCTTTTTTAATGTTGTGGTTTATTTCTGTAATGTGGGTTACTTGTGATGTCATATTTTAAAGGAGTACAGAATGGAAATACCAACTGATATTGTGAATAATATTATTAATTATCTTTCACGACAACCGTGGAGAGAAGTTGATAATATAATTAAGGGGATAATACACGCTCAAGCAACAGCGAATGCGGGACAAGAGGAGCTACCCTTAGATGATACCGACTGACTATCAAGCGTTTATTCACCAGTCACGATATAGTCGCTGGATTGAAGAAGAAGGTCGTAGAGAGACATGGGAAGAAACCGTTACGCGGTTATTGGATTTTTATAATGATTTCCTGACTAAAAAGTATGGCTTTACTTTTGGTCCTGATCTTCATGGAAATCTATATGATTCTATTGTAAACATGCAGGTTATGCCTAGTATGAGAGCAATGATGACTGCTGGTCCTGCTTTAGCGCGTAATCATATCGCTGCTTATAATTGCAGTTACCTACCAGTAGATAGTCCACGGGCTTTTGACGAATGTTTATATATTTTAATGCACGGAACAGGTGTAGGTTTCTCTGTTGAACGAGACTATGTTAATCAACTTCCTCCTGTACCAGATACAGTTGAGTCGAGCGAAACG